TGGAAGAGGAGCACTTCCTAAAGGGTGTTGGGGTAACGGGGTTCACCTTTGTCTTGTTAGATGCTGGTAATGGTACAGCCATTACCAGCGGTACTGTGACCGGTAAGATCACCAAGGACGGGGGCACCCAGGGTGCTGTCGCCGGGTCGTTTACTCACGAGGGTAATGGTCAGTGGTCGGTTAACTTGAGTGCGACGGAGATGGATGCAGATGTGATCGGTTTAACTTTCCTGCACAGCAGTGCCATCCCTGTCTTTAAGACGTTGAGGACCAAATGAAGACGATCATCCACGTAAACCAGCATCGCATACGATCCAATACGAAGAATAAGGTTTCCGAACCAGTCTTGACGGTTAAGACGTACAGGACAAACCAGTATGCCAGTGAGGTTTCCATACTGGGTCATGATGGTTTGGAGGCAGCTCGAATTATCTACCGTCCCCACAAACCCCTGTCGTGCGGAGCACGATGTTGGATTGAGGTGCCGGATCATAATCAGGTTACGATTGAGGGCTAAATGACAGAGAAGCCGCCATCAGTACGAAAGTTGTTCGTGGACCGCATGAGAAGCGCGAATCGTTTCAATGAGTACCGTGAGAAATACCGCTCGTACATGGCGAGCGAGGGCTGGCCATTCCTGAAGGCTCAGTATCAGACAATGCTCGACATGGGATACCAGGGTCCAGAACATGAGCGGGCTGTTTTAGCTGGCCAGAAGGAAGAAGTACGCCGCTCCCTGGATCAGGACGTGGGTAAGCTTCTAAAGGAGTACGACATCAACGAATGTGATCTCCCTATAGAGATCGCATTCGTATTTCATAACCTGCACAAGACCCGTGGCGAACGGCATGAGTGGGGTGTCAAGCCCCCTGAGGCCCCGACGCCAGGCTCGTGGAACATGCTTGTGTGGGCAACTGAAAACGAAGGGAAGTTCATGGAACTCGTCATCCGTGAGCAGCTCAAAGGAAAAGGAAAGCAAGGTGACGAACAAGGTATGGGCGACACGGGTGAATCGATTACACAACTAGAAGAAATGTTATCGAGTGCGCTAATACCAGATGACTCTGTACAAACAAGTACCTAAAGTCCTAAAGGACAATCTTAAGTATCGACGCGAGTTGATCTCGTGGGCCGATACCCCTGCGCGCAGGCGTAGTCTTTGGACTGCTTGCAAGCATGACATACTCTTTTTTATCAATGCCTTCTGCTGGTTGTACGAGCCACGCACCAGCAGGTTGCGTGGCACGACATCCAATGTCATTCCATTTATGACGTATGGATATCAGGACGAGGCTTTCCTCCAGATGTACAAGGTTCTGGGGCGAGAAGACATCGGCGTCGAGAAGAGCCGTGATCTTGGTGCTACGTGGATGTTCTTGACTTTGTTCTTCCATGGCTGGGTATTTGAAGACTTCTCCAGCTTTGGAATCATGAGCCGTACAGCAGATCTTGTCGACAAGCCAGGGAAGAAAGACACGCTTTTCTGGAAACTAGATTTTCTGCTGCATGGTGAGGGCAGGAAGGGGGGCCTGCCTAAGTGGATGCGCCCGAAGGATGTCTATCGCTCCATGATGCTGATGGAGAATCGTGACAATGGTAGCACCTTCGAGGGCGCAACCACGACTGAAGATGCTTTCCGTGGTGGTCGTAAGAAGGCGATAGCCCTGGATGAATTTGCTGCCTTTCCCAACGGTGCTGACTACGAAGCACAGAATGCTACCCAACACGCGACTGATTGTCGCGTGTTTGTCTCCACTCCCAAGGGATCAGCAGGTGCTTACTACGACGTGATGCATACACCATCTTCGATGGTGAAGATCATCATGGACTGGAAGAAGCATCCCGACCGGAGCAAGGGGATGTACAAGTCAGAGGAGGGGAGCCTGGAGATTGTTGACCAGCAGTACAAGTTTCCTGCCGGGTACAACTTTATACTCGACGGTAAGGTTCGTAGCCCCTACTACGACACTGAATGTCATCGCCCTGGTGCCACGCCTCAAAGCGTGGCCCAGGAACTGGACCGTGACTATGGTGGTTCCGACTACCAGATCTTCGGTAAGGAACTCTACGAGGCTGGACAGCGAAACTTGATGATGCCATTTCTTCGTGGTGTCTTCGGGTATGACACGGAAAGCTTAGAGCCAACTTTTGAGAAGACTGATGATGGTCCGCTTAAGTTATGGGTGCATTTGGATAACGATGACAAGCCAACTGCAGCTCACTCCGAATACGTTATCGGTTGTGATATCTCTGCTGGACTTGGTGGAAGTTACACCAGTAACTCGGTAGCAACTGTCATCAATGGGGTCTCTAAAACACAGGTTGCCGAGTTCGCTACTAACACGATGCGACCAGAAGACTTTGCCGACTACGTGGTCTCGCTGTGCAAGTTTTTCCATAATGCCTACCTAATCTGGGAATACAACGGTTCACCCGGTGGGGCATTTACAAAGCAAGTTCTGGATCGACATTATTCAAACATCTACTTCCGCGAAGTGGAGCATAAGAATTTCAAAAAGAAGACGAAGAACCCTGGCTGGTGGAGCAATGAGCGCAATAAGTTGGCGGTCCTCTCTACGCTGGCAAAGGCGGTTAAGTGTGACGAGTTCTTGATCAGGAGTTCTGAACTTCTCGAAGAATGTCGGCAGTACATCTACAAGGATGGTCGCGTTGTACATAGTCGCAGCATTCGCACCATAGACGATTCCAGTAAGGGACAGGCTCATGGTGATCGCGTAATCTCTGCAGCAATCGCCTGGCATGCCGTGAAGGATCGTCCTACTCCGGTTAAAGAGGAATACCGCATGGAAATCCCCGTGGGTTCCATGGCATGGAGGTTCAAGGAGAAAGAAGACAGGTTGGCAAAGTTAAACAGTGATGGGTGGGAATAATGAATCCGAATGACTCAAAAGATCGTGGTCGCCTCATGAAGGCGATTGAGTTGTCGACCAGGGCATTACGCCCGTTTCGCCGTAAGCGTGAGCGTCTTGTACGAGATTACGTTGGCTCTCACTACGGAGATGGTGGGCCGAATCGTGAGGTGATCATGAACCTCATGTTCCAGACTGCAGAGACCTATTCGCAGTCTCTTACTGCGAATAGACCCCGGATAATGGTGACCAGTAAACATCCAAAGTATCAGTGGTTCTCACACCATTTCCAGATGGCAGTAAACAGCCTGATAAAAGAGATACATCTTGAGGATGTCCTTCGTCAGGCTGTCATGGACGGTTTTTTTGCGATGGGGATTGTCAAGGTTTACAACGCCGATGCTGGTCTTGTTGAGCTTGAGGGCGAGGACGAGTGGATCGATCCGGGTAAACCTTTTGCCGAGAACATTAGCCTGGATGACTTTGTCTACGACACCCAGGCAACCGGCTGGCAAAAGGTCAAGTTCGCCCTGAATAAGTATCGCATGAGCCACGACAAGATGCGGCAGGACATAGCCTTTGATGCCAAGGTAACCAAGGGCATGCAGCCTACGAGCAAGTTCTCTGACTGGGATGGGGAAGACATCAACTCGGGTGTTCGCAACATGCTCAGCTCCGAGGGAGATCCTGACGAATACGAGCCGATGGTTGACTTGATGGACGTGTGGCTACCCGAGGAGAACCTGATCGTAACTTGGCCGGTTCGCAATGGTGAAAAGCCCTTACGGGTAGTGGAGTGGCAGGGTCCTGAACATGGACCGTTTCACATACTTTCCTTTGGTGATGTTCCTGATCATGTGATGGGAATCTCTCCTGCGATGAATTTAAAACCACTCTCTGACATTATCAACGGACTTCTCCGCAAGCAGCGCCGACAGGCACAGCGACAGAAAGATATCCCCTTCTACCAGGCAGGGCATCACGACGATGCCAAGCGTATTGAACAGGCATCTGATGGGGAGTGGACCCGGGTCGACAACCCAGACGCTGTAAACGTCATGAAGATGGGTGGAGTGGATCAGGGTAACCAAGCTTTCGGGTTAAGGATGACTGACATCTACGACCGCATGGCAGGCAACTTACAGGCTATGGCAGGTCTCGGCCCTCAAGCCGAGACCCTTGGTCAGGATCGACTGATCCATGGTGCCGTCAGTAAGCGTGAAGCAAACATGCAATACCGTGTTGTCAAGTTCACCTCTGATGTCTGCCGTGACCTGGGATGGCTGTTATGGCTTGATCAGGTCAAGGAGATGCCTCTTGAGTTTGAAGAGGAGGGAACAACTTTCCAGTCCGAGTGGACCGGCGAGATGCGTGAGGGAGATTTCCTTGACTACAACTTCGAGATTGAACCTTTCTCCATGCAGTACAAGTCGCCTTCAGAGCGACTTAATGGATTAACTACTTTCGTGACGCAGGTTGCCATGCCGATGCAGCAACAGCTTCAGCAGATGGGCGGAATGATTGACCTGCAGGAACTAGTGGAGATGTACTCCGAGTTGATGGACTTACCCAGGTTGAAGAGTTTAATCCGCTTCGAGGAGCCGAAGGAAGATCGGCCTGGCCCAACACCGGAGATCCCCAAGCAAGCTGCCCACACTGTACGGGAGACTATCCGCAAGAACGTCCCCACAGGGGGCACTCCCGAGAGTCGTAGCAATGTAATGCAGCAAGTTTTACAGGGTGGTCAGCCTAACCAAGATCAGATGGCGCAGTTCGGAAAGCAGCAGGCTTAGATGGCATTAAAAGAATACCTTTACAAAGATCCAGATGGAAAGTTGCGATGGCATGACCATCCGCAGGGCCAGCAGCCCCAAGCTGCTGGCGGACGGTACTTCGGTGCCAATGGCTGGTCAACAGGGCTTAGGAGTGATGGAGCTGGCATACCTCCACAGCAAGTGAAGCAGTTTAACGAGGACGCAAAGAACGCTGGTTTTACTGGGGTTAGTTTTGATCGTGATGGGACGGCGTGTTTTACGAGTCGTCAGCAGCGAGCTGGTTATCTGAAATATCGTGGTTTATGTGATAGGGATGCAGGATACGGGGATTCCGCACCCAAAAACTATTAGGGGGATAAGATGAGTAGTGATATAACTAACGAAGAAGAAAAAGTCGAACTTTCGGAGAAAGATCTCGACGTTATCGAGGAAATTAATCAGGAGAATGAACCTGAAGAAACAAGTGGAGATACTGATGAACCTTCCAGTAGCTCCCATGAGGTTGACGAACCTCAACCTGCGCAAGAGGCCACATCCGACGATACTCCGGGTGATGATAATCTGACGCAGTGGGCTAATTATTACGGGATAAACCCTGATGATTACGCCAGTGAAGATGCTTTGCGTCGGCACGTTGAATCGACTGGTAGGTATTACCAGCAGGTTCAGCAGATGCAACAGCTTCAACAACAGCAGTCTGCTCAACAAGCCCCTACAGATACGCAGGGGGAGCAACCTGCTGCCAAACGGTTTGAAGTTGGTCTTGACGACGATTACGACGAAGGACTTCGTGACAAGATCAACGAACTGGCTGCCGAAATGCAATCGCATTACGACAGCCAGATGACTGTATTGGCCCAGGCAGTCCTGAGCCAGCAGGAATTTATTGGCGGTCAGCAGCAACAAGTAAAGACTGAGCAGTATAAGTCTGAGCTTGATAGCTTCAATGAAGCTGTTGGTGAACTCGGCAATAGCAGCTTGTTTGGAAACGATGGTTATCAGGAATTGCAACAAGGGAGCACGGAAGCTCAGAATTGTGAGCAACTGTACGACCAAGTTCTAGTCCTGGCATCAGGATATCAGCAGCAGGGGAAGCAAGTGCCCCCGATAGCGGATCTTGTTGGCCAAGCGTATCGAACTACGTTTTCTGGTGAAGTAGATAAACAAAACCGCAAGTCGTTCAATGATCGAGTTCGCAAGCAAGCTAAGAGGCGATTAGGCTCTGGTTCGAGTGCGAAGAAGACCAGTGTTCCGACTGATGATCCTGTAGATAACCCTGTCTTGAAGGAAGCCTTTGATGGCTTCCTTAAGGACAATGGTGATATGTAGAGCGGTTGTAATATAGGAGTCAGGACATGCCGTTACTTCCTGATCAATTAGATGACTTTGTAAATCTGACGCTTGATAACTTCAAGAAGCGTCGGTGGGTGGATATCTCCTTAGATAACCAGCACCACATTTTCGCTTCCAAGATGTTCAAGGCGAAGGGTAAGGACCCTGAAAAGGGTGGTGTTCAACTGAATTGGAAGATCCAAGTTTCAAACACTGGAACTGCCAAGAACAGTGAACTGTATGCTGTGGATGCTACTGGCGTCAAAGATTTGACCCAGTCGGCTAAGCAACAGTGGTCAAAGCAGACTGTTAACTTCTCGTATGACATCGACGAAGATGCCATGCAGAGTGATCGTGAAACGATCATTAGAGAAATCGAAGTACGCGAACATTCGATGTACAACGACTTCTTTGAGCACATGGAAGAAGCCATGTGGTCTGCTCCCAGTAGCAGTACCGTGTCACCTCGACCGCCCAGTGGTGTGCCGTTTTGGATTCAGAAATCCACGACGACCCCAGGTGGTGGTTTCACAGGTGGAAATCCTAGTGGTTTCACCTCTGGTGCCGGTGGTCTCTCCAGTTCGACTTACTCGAACTGGAAGAACTGGGCGTTTAACTATACTTCCGTGAGTCGTGATGATTGCCTGGCCAAGTGGCGAAAGGCGATTGCGTTCACGAACTTCCAAGCACCTCGCAACTACGCCGAACTGGCTCGTGGTGGGGAAAGCGATTGGGGTTTCTATACCAACTATGACGTAGTTGAGAAACTCGAAAAGCTGCTGGAAGGTCGCAATGACAACCTTGGTGTTGACCTTGCGAAGTATGCCGGTAGTGCAGTCTTCAAGGGTAACCCAGTCGTTTGGGTTCCTTATCTGCAAACCAATGATACCAGTGATCCGATCTACGGTGTGAACTGGCGGACGCTCCGCTACTTCTTCCGTAAGGGCAAACACATGGTGCGACATGCTCCGCAAAAAGCGGCGCGTCAACATACCGTGCGGGAAGTCCACATGGATAACTGGGGTAACTTTGTTTGTTACAACCGCCGACGAAACTTCATCGGTTACGTCGCTTAATTTAATTAGGAGAGTCTAAAATGGCAGATTTATATACAAGACCACAAGCCAAGTCCGGTTCAATCGGTCGTGGATTGAGTCCGAACCTGTGGCACCAAGC